TGAATATCTAACATTATACGGCTTCGACCCTAAAGGTCAGAAGACCAACCCTACCCTCAAACACTGGCAAAAATGCTCAGAGGAGGTAGGTTGGATGAAATTTATGAAGTATAAGTTAGCTGCCATATTTGCTAAATTTTTAGAAACTGAAGTTCCTGTGAAACCTTTCACAGAACCAGACAACCCTCTCCATATTATTGGAGGTAGGGCCGGCCGATTCATATCCAAGATGAGTAATCATAAGGATGTGTCTGTTTCGGTTGGATTTATGTTCGGACTGCTTCAGTTAAAGAAAGTATTACCACGCCCCGATGAAAAGGCGTTGGAAAAGGCAAAGAAAGCAACTTTCGAGTTACTCACCTCACATCATCCACCAGATATTTGTAAGATAATCAATCCACATTCACAACTTACTGATCCTTGGGATCAGGCGGCACCATTTAATATACAAGATATGGCAGCTGAGGTTCGTAGAACCGTTCGAGAAATATATCAAGGCTACAGTTTATCGGAGAGTGATCTCCATAAACCATATGTTCCTTCTATACGTGCCAATTATACGGCATCTCGGAGTAAGTTGGGTACCTTTGGTGACCTCTATGAAGAGGGAATTATAACGGATGTATTTCCGTCACCAGAAGTGTACGCCGGAATTTGGACAGACATGGATCGAAATGAATCCAAGTTTGATAAAGTAGAAAGGATTGAGAGGGAAGGATGGAATACTCATAAAGTATCTGATAGGTTCCAAGAACATTTTTCAGATTATTATTGGGAACTTTATGAGAAGGTAAGAGCAAAAGCTAGAGAGGAAACCGCCAATGTTGAATTGGTGGCCTTAGCTGAAGCCTTGAAAGTACGTATTATTTCGAAAGGACCACCTAAAACATATTTTGCTTTAAGGCCTGTTCAGAAATTTTGCCATAAAATCCTAAGAGAACATCCAACTTTCCGCCTTATCGGTGGATTGAAGGGATACTCACCTGGAGGACATGGTATGTCTGAATATCTTAACGAAATGTTAGGTGGTCGCTCTGGAAAATTAATCTCTATTGATTACCAGAGTGCCACGGATCTCATGAATCCTCTGTTATCAGAGGCATGTGTAGACGAAATTTCTTCTATTATTGGTTTAACTGATGATATGAGACGTCTATTCTTGAAATCCTTAACAGGTCACGTAATAAATCACGACGAACTTGGCACAAAGCCCCAGGTCTGGGGTCAGCTAATGGGCTCAGTAATGAGCTTCATAGTTCTTTGTCTTGTGAACGCTGCAATAGTAAGACGGAGTTATGAAATTGGTG